CCACAATACAGCAGAACTAAACAAGGCGAATTCAATTTAAGATCATTTGTAAAAGGTGAATCAACTTTAGGTAAGGACGGATTTATTTAATGACGAAATATAGTGCAACAAGTCCTTATGGTGCAACAGGCTTCGATGCTGAAGACCATCTAGGTTATTTCAAAATAAGACCAATACCATCACAAGCAGATGATTATTTGTACACTGTGGAACCACAGTACAATCACAGACCAGACTTGTTGGCATATGACTTATACGACGACCCAAAACTATGGTGGGTGTTTGCACAAAGAAATATGGACGTGTTGATAGATCCGGTTTATGATTTGATTCCAGGAACTCAAATTTATATTCCTAAAGGGCCTCAATTACGTTCTTTATTAGGAATATAAATTGATGAAAGTTTATACCAAGATAGTTTACGACAAAGACGATAATATAATAGAAGAACATTCTTACGATTACAATGGTCCTGTTGCCCAGGCTAAATTTAAGAAAGGTCCTGGACAAATAAAAAATGAGGCAAAAGGATACTTCCATAAAGGATCTAATATAGATTCAAGTCTTAAATCAAAGTTTAAAACGAGGTTTAGTGGCAAGAAAAAAATTATTGAAAATAAATCTGTAAATTTAATGGATGAAGTTGCTCTTACAGGTGGAGCAACGATTGCCACTGATGCCAATGATGGATTTGTCTCTATGACACAATCTGATAGTGATGCACAACCAGTTTTCAAGAGAAAATTAATTCCTAATCCATTACACGATTTTGCCACAGTAAACCATGTCATCACTTTAGCAATATTAGATGCACAGGAAATTAATTTTACCGGAGTAGTGGTTAAGAATGGACCAAAGTATCCTGTGGCTCAAACGGCAGGCAGAGTTGGACGAGATCCTACAGCATTCGGGTCTGCTGGTTTGAATTTAGAAATGCTGATAGATAATCTTAATGTAGAGGCAGTGGTGGCTCCTACTCCACAAAATAGAACAGCACAGGCAACAAACATCACGTTCGAAGTGATAGAACCTTTTAGTATAGGTGTGTTTTTTCAAGCAATGAAAATACAAGCCATCAAAGCATATGGACCAGATGCAGACTATTTGACAGTGCCATTTGCATTAATTATAGATTTCAAAGGATATGACGACGAAGGCAACGTTTCTAGAAATGATAAAAATTTAAGACAACTAAGGAGAGTGATTCCAATTGGAATGAGGAACGTAGAGATGACAGCCAATCAAGCAGGAGGTAGATATTCTTGCCAAGCCTATCCTTGGAACGAAATGGGACTTCGTGATGCATTTGTTTCTATCAAACAACAAGTGACGCTTACTGGGACCACTGTTCATGAATTATTACAGAGTGGTGAAGACAGCCTAATGAATCAACTTAACAGTATAGGGTCAGACAAGAAAGCAAAACAAAAGAAAACTAAAAAAGATGAAACAACGGAAGAAATACCACATGAATCGACTGTTGTATTTTTTCCTGATCCTTTTGGAGTAGACAACGACACGTTGGTGCCTTCAGAAGAAGACATATCGGCGTTGAACGAAGACAGAGCCACTCGCGTCTACCATACGGATTTTTCAACAGAGCCAGATGATTATTCGACACAATTTTCAACACGTAAAGCAGACAAGCAACTTACAACTATTTTTAGCACAGGACAAAGCGGTGCAATAAACGTAAGTAATTTTTTAGGAAGTGCGGTTGGAGACGGTGGAGGATTGAGACTTAATCAGGGAAAGGGCAATGCTTTTTTTGGAAATGAAATAGGCAAATCTAAAATGCTTACCGCCGGAACTAATCCTTATAACAGCAAAAAATTTGCTGATTCAGACGTTGTTTATAACAAAAAAACAAAAACATTTGACAGAGGCAAAAGTCAGACTTCATTTTTAGATAATAAGATAACCATGAAGTTCGAAAAAGGAACTAAAGTAACAGATATAATTGAAAATGTAATTTTATTTTCAGAATATGGACAGAGCATAGGAATGGCTCATGATGGAAATAAACGCAGAACGCCTTTTGTACCTTGGTTTAGAATTCATCCACAATGTTGGCAATTAAGAGATAGTTTTGTTAGAAAACATACAGGTAAAGATCCGGTCGTGTTCACTTACAATGTGATCCCTTATGAAGTCGCGGAATCAATGTTTGTAGATCCTACGGATTTTCCTAAGGGTTTCGATTTACTTCAGTCTTCTGTAAGAAAAAAATATGATTATCTTTACACAGGCATTAATAAGGATATCCTTAATTTTGATATTAATTATAGATTTACATTCTTTGATCAACAAAGAGAAAGACCCAATGTAACAAGTAATACAAGTGACGTAGGTAAAGGTACAAGAGTAGAAACTGATGTGGTGGCAGGTAAAGATTCTAAATTTGAATTCTTTCCAAGATCGCAGACAGTGGTTTCAGCGGGTTCGGCCCAGGCGATTGCTGAAGATAATAGTTCAAGGGCAAGTGGCTTAGATGCGGATTCTCCAGAAGTACAAGTGGCAAGACAATTCAATGAAAAAATAGTAAACAGTAATGTTGACCTTTTACAACTGCAATTACGTATAATTGGTGACACATATTTTTTACCTAACAGTGGAATGGGTAATTTGGTTGTAACAGATTCAAGAAAACGTAACAGTGCAATAGAATTTGGTGAACGTGAAATGGATTACCTAAACACGCAAGTACACGTTGAAGTAAATTTTAACACGCCTGTAGATATAAATGAACAGACAGGAGATATGAATTTAGGTGCAATCAAACTTCAAGAACAAAAGCAAAATATTAAACTTGGAGTATTCAGTGCCATTTATAGAGTAACTAAAGTACGAAGCGAGTTTGTTGGAGGAAAATTTGAACAGGATCTAGAATTGGTTGCTCCTGCGTCTATGACACTCGGTCAAAAAGAAACTAAATCAACTTCAAAAGCAACTACCAAGAAAACAGATACTGGCGATATTAAAATTGAAAATGATGGCTTTATTAAATCTGGCACAATAACGGACGGAGTGGCATAATGAAATTAGACAAAAGGCAGTCATTAAACAAAGCAATAGAAAAAAATGCTGGTCCATACGAAGCCAAAGTTGTCAATGTGCTTGACCCTGTGTATAGCGGATCAATTGAAGTAGAACTGTTGCGTAGCACAGATTCAGGTGCAGGAGAAGGTACAGGACAAAAAGTTGTTTGTAGATATCTACATCCTTTCTATGGCACAACTCATGTGCGTGGATTAACAAAAAATGATGGATACTCAGACAGCCAACAAAGTTATGGTATGTGGTTTGTTCCACCCGATGTAGGCAACAGAGTATTAGTAATGTTTGTGGAGGGTAACATCAACAGAGCATTCTGGATTGGCTGTGTGCAACAAGCAACAATGAATTTTATGTTGCCTGATGGAAGACCAGCAACGACAACGACTGATACCGAAGATGCTAGTTTAATTGGAAAAAAATTACCAGTAGGCGAACACAATAAATTAAGACAGAGTGACACAACAATTACAAATCCTCTTAATCTTAAAAAGCCAATCAATATTTTATTTAAGGCAGTCTTAGATACGCAAGGATTAACAGCAGATGAAACAAGAGGTTTGACAACTTCTAGTGCAAGGAGAGAAGTTCCAAGTTCGGTATTTGGAATAAGCACACCTGGACCACTGGATAAAAGCGTTGTGTCAGGAGAATTTGCTACATCAAGGTTGGGTGGCACATCAATAGTAATGGATGACGGTGATGACAAATTTATTAGAAAAACAAAAGCAGGTGAAGGAAAATATGAATATGTAAATGTAGAAGGCACTGAAACAAGCACAGAAGGTGATGCGACAGTACCACACAACGAATTATTTAGAATCAGGACACGTACAGGACATCAAATACTTTTACATAATTCAGAAGATTTAGTTTATGTTGCTAATGCAAATGGATCTGCGTGGATAGAAATGACGTCAAGTGGAAAAGTTGACATATTTGCCAACGACAGTGTAAGTGTTCACAGTAAAGGTGATTTCAATTTTAAAACAGATAGAGATTTTAATCTTGAAGCAAATAGGAATATTAATTTAAAAGCAAGTACAATTAACACAGAAGTAGGAACAGAAAATTTAAAAGTAGCAGGAACACAAACTAATCAGATAGGAGCAACACAAAATACAACTGTAGGTGCTACATCCAATCTTTATGCTGGTGCAAACGTAAACATCGATGTTGGTGGACTTGTGAATATTGCTAATGGCGTGTTTTCTGGAGCGCCGGTCACAGATTTATCTGTGTTTACTAATCCAGGAGAAACAACAGATTCTATAATGAAACGTATTCCACAGCATGAGCCTTGGACCCATCATGAAAATTATGATCCAATTGCGGTTGCTATGGACAAAACTGATAGAGATGTGGCTGATCAAATAGTAGTTGCTGAGCCAACCAACATTCCAGACACATTTAAAAATGCAAGGACGTAAGGATAGTAAATAGTAATATGTCAGAGAAAAAATTATATAAGGATGTCACAGTAACAAAGGGAAGATTGCCAACTGCTACTCCCACACAAAGAGCATACAGAGGTATAAGCACAGCCAATAATGATAACCAGAAATTTGGCTTGTACGATGTTGGACTTATCAAGCAGGACCTAATTAATCATTTTCACATATCGCAGGGTGAAAAACTTGAAAATCCTACGTTTGGCACTATAATTTGGGACGTGATACATGACCCAATGACACCAGATTTAGAAGATGCAATCAAAGAAGATGTAATGAATATTATTAACAATGACCCAAGGGTGAGAGCCTCACAGGTGCTGATTACTCCTTTTGAGTCCGGCTTACAGATAGAAGTCGACCTGGAGTATCTAAAATATAATGTGTCAGAGAAACTAAGATTGACCTTTGACGAAAAGAATGGATTAATGAATTAAATGCGTACTTTACTAACTCAAATAAATAATGGTATAAAAAGGAAAGTTCATGTCAACAACAGATAGATTAAACAGATTATTACTTGCAGAAGATTGGAGAAGGGTCTACCAATCATACAAAAACGCTGAATTCCAAAGTTACGATTTTGATACTTTACGTAGAACAATGATACAATATCTACGTGATAATTATCCTGAAGATTTTAATGACTACATTGAGTCATCTGAGTATCTGGCTTTAATAGATTTAATTGCTTTCCTTGGACAAAACTTGTCATACAGAATTGATTTAAATGCAAGAGAAAACTTTTTGGAACTTGCAGATAGAAGAGATAGTGTTTTAAGATTAGCAAGACTAATAAGTTACAATGCAACAAGAAATCAAACAGCAAATGGTTTGATGAAAATGATTGCAATTTCTACAACAGAAAATATTGTTGACAGTAATAATTTAAATCTATCTGGGCAGACTGTTACATGGAATGATTCAGGCAATGCAAACTGGAACGAACAATTCACTAAAGTTTTAAATTCCGCACTTTCGGAAAATGAAAAATTTGGCAGTCCAATTAAAAGTGGCGTGATTGATTCTATACCAACTAATCAATATAGATTTAATTCTGCAAATTCAGATGTGCCTGTATATTCATTTACAAAAAATGTTGATGGATTAAATTTAGATTTTGATTTAGTTTCAACAGGTTTCAACGATAGTTCAATACTTGAAGAAACTCCACAGGCCGGTTTACCTTTTAAACTAATCCACAGAGATGATGGAAAAGGTAGTGCCAGCAACAATACAGGTTTCTTTGTTCATTTTAGACAGGGTGTTTTAGACCAAGGAGATTTTAATTTAACTACACCTTCAAACAATCAAACAGTTTCCGTTGACGCTAACAATGTGAATAATACAGATGTTTGGTTATGGGGATTAGATGCAGATGGTTTAGAAACTAATCTATGGACAAAAGTAGATTCTACATTGGGAAACAATGTAATTTTTAATTCTACTGCAAAGGATATTAAAAACATCTACACAGTTTTAACAAAAAATAGAGACGCTGTAGAATTAAAATTTGCCGATGGCACATTTGGAAATTTGCCACAAGGTAGTTTTAGAGTTTACTACAGAACAAGTGCTAATCGTTCTTTAAGAATTACTCCAGACGATATGCAAAACATTTCAATAGATATTGATTATGTTTCTGCGAATGGTCAAACAGAAACAATGACCATGACATTTGGATTACAATACACAGTTGATAATGCAACAGCATCTGAATCAAGTGAAAATATAAAAACAAATGCACCTGCAACTTATTACACGCAAAACAGAATGATCACAGGTGAGGACTACAATGTTGCACCTTTGGGAACAAATCAAGAAATAGTAAAAGTAAAAGCAACTAACAGGACTTCAAGCGGAATATCAAGATATTTTGATTTAATTGACAGCACAGGAAAATACAGCAACACAAATATTTTTGGTGCTGATGGTTCTATCTACAAAGAAGATACAGAAATGTTAGACAGTTTCAGTTTTGGAACACAGACAGATATAGAAGGTGTAATTGCAAATAAAATAGAACCTATGTTGAGTGACAAGAAAACTAGAAACTACTACATAGAAAAATTTCCAAAAATTTTATTAACAGATTTAAATGCAACTTGGAATCAAGTAACATCTGCAACAAATTTATCTACAGGTAAATTTACAAACAGTGCAACATCTACAAATTACCAAGTAGGAACTTTTACTGCAAGTCAAATGAAGTATATTGAACCAGGCGCAATGATTAAATTTGAGGCGCCAACTGGTCAGCATTTCATGGGCGATGACAATAACAAATTGATGTCTGGCACTGCTGATCATCCTAATTCAAGAACTTATGTGTGGACTTCTGTTGTTAGTGTATTGAATGACGGTGTTTCAAATACAAACACAGGCGACGGTGCTATATCATTAAATGATGTGATTCCTTCTAATGCAATAGCAACACAGATATTGCCTAAGTTTAGCAAACAATTAAGTGATGATGTAAAAACTTTGATGATTGACCAGGCATTCGCATACAACAATTTTGGTTTAAGATATGATGTTGCAACAAGAAAATGGCAAGTCATAGACGAAAACAATCTTAATGTGTATGGAACTTTCAGCACAGGTAAGACGGGCGACTTGACAAATCAACAATTAGATGCAAGTTGGATCATAAGATTTTTAACTAACGGCAAGACTTACACAGTGACAACACGTGGATTGCGTTATGTGTTTGAAAGCAAAAAAGAAGTTAGATTCTTTTATGACAGTGCAGACAGAAACTTCAATGTGCAAACAGGTAAAACATTACAGGACAAAATTTCAATACTTGCAGTAAACACCAAACCAGACACCACTGCAAACTTTAATGTAGATGTTAATTTCAGTGTGTCAACAGAATTTAGAAATGTAGAAGGATACGTAGACAGTTCTAAAATAGAATTAAGTCAATTTGACAGTGACCAAGATGGCATCGTTGATAATCCAGATGCATTCAATCATGTGGTGGATCCAGCAACAAATCCATTGACAAAATATGTGTTCCAGAAATTAGTCACTGGAAGCACAGGCACAACAAGATATGATTATGTGGATGCCGCAACAGAAAAGATTTATGTGAGACAGACAAGTGTTGGCACAATAGGTGATTACACAGACGGTGACATTGTATATCTTGTAGACAGCGATTCGTTCAAACAGATCAATACAAGCACAAACACAACAAGCGACGTAACAAATTATGTTGCACACATTGGTAGAGATAAAATTAAATTCCAATATGTCCACACTGTGGACGGTAACACAAGATTAGATCCTAGTGCATCCAACATCATTGATATGTATTTGCTTACAAGAACTTATGACACTGATTTCAGATTATGGTTAGATGGCACAAATGCAACCAAGCCTTTGTTGCCAAGCAGTGATTCGCTGTTTACTAATTTCAATGGTGCTTTGGCTCCAATTAAATCTATTAGTGATACAATAATATATCACCCAGTCAAATACAAAGTTTTATTTGGATCAAACGCAGATTCTAGTCTACAGGCTACATTCAAAGTTGTAAAAAATCCAGATCAAGTTACAAATGATGCAGACATCAAGAGCAGAGTAATTGATGCAATAAATTTATTCTTTGCATTAGACAACTGGGAGTTTGGTGATACTTTCTATTTCACAGAATTAAGCACATTCGTAATGAACACACTGGCGCCGGACCTAAGCACTTTTGTCATTGTGCCTAATGCTGGTTCACAAACATTTGGAAGTTTATATGAAATAAGAAGTGAAAATGATGAAATATTCATTAGTGGTGCAAAAGTCACAGATGTGCAAATTATAGATGCCATAACAGCAAGTAACCTTAAGTCTTCAGGATCTATTGTTACTAGCACGTCAACTGAAACAGGATTGAGTGGAACATTAACGTTGGGCAGTTCTTCATCGTCTACGTCTACTTCAACATCAGGTTCCACATCATACACATCAGGTAGTTCAGGATCATCAGGAGGCTCTAGTGGAGGAAGTGGATATTAATGGCATACGACAAAGATCAACAGGAATTTCCGTTACCAACTGGGTCGAATAACAGCGATAGAAAGTCAGCAGAATTTTTACCCAAGTATTTCCGCACACCCGTAAACAACAAGTTCTTACACAGCACTCTGGATCAATTGATATCACAGGGCAGACTGGAAAAGATCAATGCATACTACGGAAGAAAAGGCACGGCAAATTATCAAGCAGGAGATTTGTATGTCAGCGAAGTAAACAAGGATAGAGAGAATTACAAATTAGAACCTGGCATTGTACAAAAAGACAGTCTAGGTAATGTAAACTTCTATTCAGACTACATCGACTATTTCAACCAAATTAAAAATTTGGGCGGCTCCGCCGAGAACCACAGTAACCTCAACGCCCAAGAATACTATGCTTGGTCTCCAAAGATTAATTGGGACAAATTTGTAAATTATAGAGAATACTTTTGGCTTCCTTATGGAGCAGATACAGTAACAGTGACAGGTCAACAAAGAAGTGTTACAAGCACGTACACAGTCACAAAGTCAGATGCAGGCGACAATTACGCATATATTTTTACACCCGATGGACTAACTTCTAATCCAACGTTAAAATTGTATAAAGGTCAAACTTACGTGTTTGATATTAACACACAAGGATTGCCTTTTACAATTAAAACTGAAAGAAATTTAGATGACAGTTACAATTACAACACAGGAGTAAGTTCGCAAAAAGTAGAAAAGGGAACAATAACTTTTACAGTAAGCGACACAACACCAGACACTCTGTACTATGGTTCAAGCAAAGACATAGAAACATTTGGATTAATTAAGATTTATGATATTGCAGAAAATTCTGCAATAGATGTTTCTAATGATGT